ATGGCTCTTACTGATACAAAGATAAAATCCCTCAAACCAAAAGACAAAGCGTATAACGTTGCTGATAGCGATGGCCTGTATATTGAAGTTAGGCCAAGCGGCAGTAAATTCTGGCGTTATAGGTTTTGGCTTTCCTCATCAAAAGATGGTCGTTACACCATCGGCGAATATCCATTCGTGTCATTATCAGAAGCAAGAAAAGAAAGAGATTGGGCTAAGAGTATTGCTAGGAAAGGGCTTAATCCGACAACTGAAAAGAAAAATCAGCAGCACCAGATTGAACTTGAAAGCAAAAATACATTTATGTTTATTGCTGAGGAGTGGATGGAAAAGAAATCCATAACTTGGAAAGCAGGAACAAAAAAGCAGGTTAGAGAATACTTGGAGAGAGATTGTTTCCCTGCATTTGGACATAAGCCAATTAAAGAAGTTACCCCTAATGATATCCTGTTAGTAATGAAAAGCATGGAGAATAGAGGTTCTGCGTCAACAGCTTTAAAGGTTAGGCAGTGGTGCTCATCTATTTTTTGCTATGCAGCTTCTACGCTCAGAGCAGAAAGTGATCCGGCTGCTTTATTAAAAGGTGCAATAATTACACCTAATACAACTCACTCTAAGAATATAAGCAATGATAACCTGAAGAAGTATTTTGATAATTTAAATAAAAGCAGGGTTTATCTGCAAACAAAATCCGCCTTGTATTTACTTCCGTTTTTATTTGTTCGTCAGGCTGAATTAAGAAATGCCACATGGGATGAGTTCGACCTAGATAATAATCTATGGGTGATAAAAAAAGAACGAATGAAAATGGGAAGGCCGCACAGCGTACCTTTGACTGATAATATCACTAATGAATTCATTAAGCTGAAAGCGGCATTTGGTAATAATGTTAACGGGTTGGTATTTCCAAGTATTGTTAACAGTACAAGGTCATTGAGCTACACAACGTTAAATAGGGCTATTACTTATCTTGGGTTTGGTTCTGGTGAATTGACGTGCCATGACTTCAGAGCGACAGCTTCGACACGTCTATATGAGGCAGGATTTAGAACTGAGGTGATAGAAAAGCAACTGGCGCACGCAGAACAGAATAGAACTATTGCTGCGTACAACCATGCTGAATATTTAGATGAAAGGCGGAAAATGATGGAGTTCTGGGAGTCTGAGTTGCTGTCTATCATTGAGGGGTAAACTTAGTGTTAAGCCACTGAATAACTTGCTCGGCAGGCCATCTAGAAGATGAGCCGTTTTTAACTTGTCTTGGGAACCTGCCGTGTTTAATCTCCCTGTAGATATATGATTTTTTATATCCGGTTAGCTCTTCAACTCCACGCATATCTAAATATCTATTATCCATGTTTTTCTTCCTTATGTAACTTTTCCACATAAACACTCAGCCATATATTTACGGTCGTTTTCTTTAATTGGTCTGGCGATAGCCAAGTGGTGAACTTATTTAGGTACTTACTGAGAATTGATTTTCGTTTTACATCATTAAGCGGTTTGTTATTTTCTAATTCTTGCTTGCATTCCCTTGCAATAGCCCTGCGTCCATTCTCCATTTCCTGTGGTGTCATAGTCCACCTATGCTATTTGATTATTTTCGATAACCTTTAACTGATATATTTCCGTTTTTCTTTCTGACTATCCACGCCTGCATATTTCCAAGCATATATGCATAATCTTTTTCATTTCGCATTAAAAAATCAGATAGGCAATTACCAGTGAATCGTATTAACTCATTGTCATCTTTATTTTTAACTGTTGTTGTTATTCTCATTCTCCGCATCCTTCATTAATAGAAATAATTCCATAGCAGCACGATATAAGTTATTGCTTCTTGTTCTTTCATTGGCGAAACCATACGCAGGTGACGCAACCCAATTACCGCCGTCGTGTTCTTCTGCAAACACATCAAATGCGGTGCATATCTTATTCTCAATAATAATCGGCATTGCGTCGGCTGGATTGTTGCATGGGTCGAAGCTTTCACCTTCAAAAAGAACCACTGAATAACAGTCAGTAAATTTAAGAAATAACCGTTCAGCAACCTTTTTATTAATATCGAAGTCAGAGAGTTCGGTGTATTTATTCATTTTCTAATATCTCCTCTATCATGAGTTTAATATTAACTAAGTCCTGCTTTGTTATCGGTATATCCCACGATGGAGATTTTAAATTAAACTTATCTTTTATTGTCGGCTCAATTTCAAAGCTTTCTTCTTCGTAGCCTTGTAAGTTCACACTATATTTATCTTTCATTCCATACCTCGCCACATTTAATCTCAACATCCCGCACCATCATTATCTGCATAGCACGGCTCTCGCATTCTTGCTGTGTGTATATTTACTCAGATACAGGCACAGCAGAACCCTGTATTAGCATGAGTAATACAATCCTATTATTTGTATTGTTATTTACTTTTGAATTAAATCAGCCCGAACATATAAGGTGTCAGTTGGGAACTCCCTGCTCGAACTCCAAGTTACATCGCCGCTATATAAATTAACTGGATATACAGGTTTATTTTCCTCCTCTGGTTCGGGATCAGCCTGTAGCCATATTAATTCTGGTGCGGTAGGACAATTAATACTTTCTGGTAAGTTATTAATTAAACTCTCGCGTGATGCTTGCCAACTAATCCACATTAAATCTACATACTGGTCAGCGTAATTTAATCCGTTGTTTGCACGTTTAAGTTTTGATTCAAATTCTGACTGGTCGCTAAGTTTCTTTATTGTCTCTTCAAATTGCTGCCTTGATTTATCCATCACTCCACCTTTTAATATTTGCAATTGCTAATTCCATTTTATGACGCGCTGATGAATTAGATGAATGAACAATAATTTCAGGCGCATTAAATCCATTTAAGTAAACCTGTTCCTCTATCCATAATAAAACGTCATAGCCTGTACCTCGTCCATCATCACCTAAATCATGGTCTAGGCTAATTAACTCAACCTCGCCAGTCTCCAGTAATTTAATTGCTTCATCAGGCCAATAAACGCGAACAAATCCCTCTGGCGTTTGGCGCTCGTCGTCGAGATAGACTTTCATATTCATTCCTCTTATTGCATCTATTTAATCGATATGATTAAAATAATTCATCATTGTTTTTAATTTATGACCTATAGTTAATTTGAACTTTCTAATTATTTTTGTAGTCCTCGCCGATGCTCCCTGTGTCGGCATTTTTTATCTAGCTTCCTTGCTAAATTCCATGCCTTAACTATTATTAAATTGCTTACACAGATAAATTATAAATTTCATTCCTGCACGTCCCCTTGCCGTCCTCTCTGTGGCGGCTTTTTTATTCATTGCATCCCTGCGAGTTAAATTAATCCTAATTCATCTTCAATCCTGAGTAATGATTCAGGGTTGGTAGTAACAGGCTTAGCCATCCAATCAACTGATACCAGACGCCCATTAACTAAAACACCGATATTAAAATCGTCAGATTCACGCTGTTGCCATCCGTTTTTAATGGCATCGTTACGCTTATCGAACCTTTGATAATCTGTGTAGTAATTAATGCCACTGCCTTGATCGTTACAGTAAGCTTGAGCGCAGATGTAAATGTATTCTGTTTTCATATCTATCTCCTGTTTGCATCCTTGCAAATATATCCTTTGGTTAATTAAAGAATTCCTTTGCGATATTCTTTTTCCAAATAAGTTTCTTTCCCGCTAACCTCAATACTTCCCTTAAGTAATTCTCGGTTAGCTTTCCCGATAGGGTTATCTGGTCTTATATCTAATCCCTTCAGCGGTCTAGACATGGAGTCATGGCGACTGATAATTTCATTCCTTTTCCTATCAACTCTGTCGCATACTTCATCAAAATGCTCTTCGCAGGAATGAAAGCCTCGGTATTCATACCCGTTATAGTCATCAAGTTCTTTTTTGCATAAGCAGCATTTATTCATGGCTATATCCTTTGGTTAAATCACATAGGGAAGGGTCAGAAGGGGATATCTGGGTCATCGAAATTCATCGGTGGCTCATTCTGTGATGCTTGTTGCTGTGACTGCTGAGGTTGTCGCGCTGGCTGCTGGCTTCCTGCCTGATTGTTACCGCCTAGCATCTGCATTGAACCGCCGATATTTACCACTACTTCCGTTGTGTATCGGTCTTGACCGCTCTGGTCTTGCCATTTACGGGTTTGTAAAGAGCCTTCGATATAGACTTGTGAGCCTTTTTTCAGGTATTCACCTGCAACTTCAGCTAACTTGCCGAAAATTACCACTCTATGCCACTCTGTTTTCTCGCGCATCTCACCTGATTGTTTATCACGCCATGCTTCCGATGTGGCCAGAGTGAGATTTGCTACTGCGCCACCTGCTGGCATGTACCGAATTTCAGGGTCTTGGCCTAAGTGACCAATGAGTATTACCTTACAAACTCCACGGCTTGCCATTATTTTAATCTCCCATTTTGGTCTCTTTTTCTGTTTTTAATGTTCTCCAGAGCGTGATGCCTTGCGTGTGATTCTCTGGTCATTAGTTGAAGGTTTTCTGGTGAGTTATTACTTCTATTGTGGTCTATGTGATGAACGCACTCATTCGGCATTAGCTTTCTCCCTATTATTTTTTCCATAATTACAACGTGGGCTGACCTTCCTTTGTTCTCGCCCATAGTTATTTCAATATATCCGCTAGGTTTTAGTGAGAATCCTTTTCCTATTCCAGACCTGCCTTTAGATATATTTTCCTTCCATTCTTTGGTGAATGTTCTTTTCTTTCCTAGAAGTCCTTTGCCGAGCTTGCCTTGCGATGACGCTAGCCTTATTGCATCAACTCTACTTCTGAGTATATTTTTCTTTTTTAATCTGAATCGAATTGTTGATAGTGGGATTCCAGTTTTATTACTGATTTCTGTTATGCTCATTCCTGAGAGGTATAGCTCCACTTCATCCATAATCGCCACCAATAAGTATGATCTTATTTACGCCTTTACTTGCCATTTACGCCGCCTTTTTAAGTTCGCTAATTCTTATTCCAGTTAGTCGCTTGCACTCTTCTTGGTGAGTACCGCTTAATTCATTCCATACTTTTTTGTACTCATTCATGATCGAAAGTTCGCTAGTTGCTTCATGCAAAAAGCCTGTGTAATCACTTAATATTTGCTCTGGTGTTCTCGGTGCTACGTTATGTACCTCTGCGTCAGCATCAACCGCTGTTTCCTCAGTTGGTATACAAAACGCTTGAAAGGCTGCGTATTTATATGCAATAGACATTGCTTTGTTTGTGGCCTTGTCTCCGCTATCCATAGCCTCACCATAAGTCATGACTGTGTGTTTACTGCCATCCGTGACAGATACAAAATCAAACTCAGCTTTGACGGTCACATAAATTAAAACGCCACCTTTTTGGGTTGTTCTCTCTGTGACTGTGCGATCAATGATTCTTGGTAAAATAAGCAATCCATGCTTAACCAATGCAGGCGCGAGAGCGTTATAGACAGCATCAATACCCCTAAACATAAATCCTTGTTGTTGATTTTTGCTTCCTTTCTTAATTCCCGTTTCAGCCAGCTCCTTGGCTACATTGCTTATTGCTTTGTATACCTCACTCATGATTACCTCCTACAAAAAACCGCCAAACTAGGCGGTTAATTGAAATGTCATGCGTTTATGAATATCTCGAACCCGATCAACATCACCTTTACAGTACTCTGCGACTACTGAAATCTTGCCATCCTTAACAAAATCCCAAACTTTACTACCGTCGATATCCTCGCCAGTTTCCGAACCCTTAGCATCCAAGCCAAGCACAGAGCAGAGTTTATCTAGCGACACGCGTCCATTATGCCCAGCCCAAACTGTCATTGTGTCGAATAATGATTTATCCCAAGGTCTAGCACCGAACGGAATTACTTTTGGCGGCTTAACACCAAAAACTACAGCACGCTGGAATAAGAATTTAAGGTCAAACTCTGCGATGTTATGCCCAATAAAAACAGGTGGAATATTTTTTGATGGGTCGTAGTTAGCATCAATCAACTCGAATAAGTCAGTGATAACTTTCTTTTCATTAGCCAAGTAATCTTCTGCGTAGAAAGTTTTTGTTTCTCCATCATTAATTGCTACGCCAATCACGCAAACATGACCTAACCCACCGTCGAAACTGGTTTTCTTCCAGTTTTCTTCACCTACTGCTTCGCGATTTTCAGCTAGCCATGCATCAATAGAGTCTTGCTTTTTGTAATTACCCGGAGCAGTGACTTCATCTAAAAACTTCTGCTTAATAACAGGGTCTTGTGATGGGATTGTTTCGATATCAATATAAATATTCATAATTATTCTCTTGTTAAATTAATTTAAAAATCACCCTTAAAGTGACTGTCTGGTATTTTTGCTGGCGTCAATCCTAGACTCTCCAACCAGTAGTAATGCTCTACTTCCTCGCGTTCCCTGCGTCGTCTTTCGGCATCCTGCCTTTGCTTGAGTTCATACTCTGAAATTCTCATGCTGCGTCCTCATACCGTTCCCTGAGTATTTTTTGCAACAGTTCCTTTGTTGGATTTAAGCTCAATATCAGCCATTCCGTGGCGTTGGTTTCAATCCTTGTATGTGAATCAAACTCAAGCGATATTCGCTGCCCTCTGTGCGCCGCTGGCTTTGAATTCAAATAAATAGCATCGCTTTCTATTTCAATTGTTTGCATACGTCACCTCATAAAAGCAGGAAGAAGAAAAAATATAAATATCAGGATGGTAGCTACACAAAATCCGACACTTGGTTTGTTTTTGATAGCCTGTGGCTTGGTAGGCCTAACCATGCAAACGTCTCGCATTGCACGGCTGTATTTATTTTTTGCTTGCATGATTAATCCTCACTTATCGATTGATAGCGATTGTTATTTAGGTTCTGGTGTTGGTGCGGTTGGTATTAGTAATTCATTGTCATGTGGGGGATTTGGTTACTTGCAACTAGCTTAATAAACTCAGTTGCTAAGCTTTCGTCAAATCCGTTACTGACTAAGGCTTTCAATGCCTCTTGATTAAATACACGACGATGTTCTTTATCTTCTTGACGCTTCGCATCTTCCTTACGCTTACGTTCTTCTTCTGCCAGTCGCGCTTGTTCAGCTTCATGAGCTTTCTTGCGTTCAGCTTCGATAGCTAATTGCTTCTCGCGCTCGGCTCGCTCCTGAGCTTCTTTAGCATCACGTTCAGCCTTTTCCTTGGCTTCTTTCGCAGCTTTCTCTGCACGTTGAATGGCTTCCTGCTTTTCTCGCTCTGCGCGTTCGGCGGCTTCTTTTGCTTCACGCTCACGCTGTGCTGCTGCTTCGATTTCTTGCTGTGCTTTGCGTTCGGCTTCGAGTCGTGCCTGCTCCGCAGCTTGTCGCTTCATTTCTTCTTCACGAGTGATTCGCTGGCGTTCTTCTTCGGCTTTGCGTAAATCAAACAATTCGTTCATTTGCAAAGCTTCTTCGTGGTCAATTTCGATTTGCTTTTTAAGCGCCTCAGCTTCTTCACGAGCCTTTTCTTGTTCTTCCCACTCTGTTAGTGGCTTACGAATCCCATTACTCAGTGAGTCAAGTTCATCGCGGAATAACTTACGTGCAGCATCCACTTTCTTTGGTAACTCTTTCAGGTCATCAACAACCAGCTTGCCAGCCTTATCAATTGCTGTTTTTGTTTGAGTTACTTTGTATGCCAGTGACGCGAATGCCTTACGGTTTTTAGCCACAGATAAATCACTGTCGAGCTCTTTTTGCTCTTCTTCTGCCAGCGTTTTAATGTGAGTTAGCATCTGATTTACTTTTTCTGGTGCTGTGAATAAATCCAGCGCCGTTGCTTGTTCAATTACGACTAATTCATTTGCCATTTTCAATTCCTTAAATATGCGTATTCCTCACTATTAATAGCGATATGAATGATTAAGTGGTGGTTTACTGCTGACCTAGGGCTTTTGCGATTGCTGCTTTGGCTGTGTCTATTGCGTCTGCTAAATCACCTAGACCATCAATAGCCTCTTTGGCGCTTTCAGTTAGCTCAATCAAAGCCTCTAATAACTCTGGTGCTGCTGCGATTAGATGGGCGTTTGCTTCTTGTACAGATTCACTTTCAGGCCAATCAGTAGACCAGATTTCAACCTGGTCGTTATTTTCACAACCATGAACCGTAGCAATATGTCCGCTATGGCAATTATTTCTATCCGTTAACCACGGCGCAGGCGTTCCTTTAAATTCCATATCACCCCCCTAGCCTTTAATATTGCATATGCTTCATTAAAAACATCTTTATCTACCCACAAAACCAAAGCTTCTTCATCTAAATCAGCATCAGTAACAAAAGAGACTGTCGTGTTATCAGTGCTTTCTTTTATAGAAACTATAGACTTTGATAAAAGCTGTAACGATATATTTTCACTTCCGATTTCATTAATTAAGTCAGATATAGAAATCATTTATTACTCCTAGCCTTTAACATTGCATCTGCCAGCGTGTAGGCTTCTTTGGCGAAGTCATCTGCTGACCAGTTGTGATACACTTGCTGAGCTGTCGCGTCGTTGTATATGCCGATGATTACGGCATTTAGCGCTTTAGCAGCGAAGTAGTCTCGCAATTCCATGCCTTCCTGCGCTACAAATTGCATATCTGGATGTCCGCTTGCAGGATAAGCCGCTCCACCTGTTTTATCTGTCATACTCCCTCCGTTATTAACTAAACACGATGCTAGTCTTTAGTTACGGTATACCCTTGGCTTTCAAGGTGAAGAATAATACTATCCTCGCTAATTGCAGTTCTTAGAACTTCGGATTGAGCGCTATCAGACAGCTCAACATCTTTAACTCCAGACGCCATTAAAGACACGCAGCCTGAAATTACTTCACATTTAAAATCGTCACATAAAAATTCAATTTCCATCTCTATCTCCTATCTATTAATCAAACAAGCCCATCGATAACTTTCTCAACTACTGTCACCGCTTCTTGCAGTTTTTGCAGACGAGTTATAAATACTTCACGCTGAGATTTAACTGCGTCAATGAGAAACTCTTGGTCTGCAAACGCTCTGTAAGAAGAGTCATTATTTGCGGATACAACCCAAGTAATTGTCGCTTTCTCGTTCAAAGCAAGCACGTTATCAGCCTGCTGTATGGAGTACTTCGTTTTTTCGATTTCGTCTAATAAGCTTTTAATTTCCATATCTATCCCCTTGCCGTAACACTTCCATCACTCATAATCGGCTTGCGTAGCCGTGGTTGCTTGCGTTGTACATCGGGTATGTCTTTTATCCCGATAAGTAAGTTTGCTAGTACATCGGTTTCGTCTACTGGTTTAATAATCGAATCCCATATTTCCTCAGTAGTGCGGCCGCGATTTGCTGCTTTGGCTAAAGCTCTCTGAGCGTAATACTCACCGCGTTCTTTATAGCGCCTTGCTTTCAAGTTATCTTTAGCTGGCTTGGTAGTTACCTTTGCTTCGATATCTTTTTTGTTAACTAATCCATTCATAGTGAGGATGGTTTTAGTTTTCATGATGCCTCCTATAAGTAAATTTTAGTGATTGGCATAGTCATGTGACTAAATCATGATCCGCTGTGCGAAAGTGGCTTATGTCACGCCATCTTCTACACCAATCCTAAAATTCACTTTTAAAGCATTGCACGGGAAAGTTGTCCTGTGCGTTCCGCTATGCCGTACTGTATAAACCACACGTAATCGGCAAGATGTTAAAGAGCATTTATCTCAGGGTGTGTGCCTTTGATGTGGTTAAATATAACCAGCGGTGATTTTAATGTCAACACCGCAGGTGATAATAATATTATTGGCGGTGATACTTTATTGAATTTAAATGATATTTATTTTCAAAAATTATTTATCTTGGGAGGGAAATCACACGATATAGCGAAACCTATGCTAAATTGTCGTAAAACTCGGGAGGATTTATGAATTTAGATGACGAGCAAGTAGTAAAAGTGGTAATGGAAGTGGGTGGGGCGGTGTTTAGACTACTGGACAATACCGACACCATCACCAAAGAAATGATTATTGATGAACTTGAGCGATACCGTAAAGAGGTAACGAATACCTTACACAAAGGCGCTTTGCGTGATGCTGCTCAAGTGGTTAGAAGTGTGGGGAAGATTGGATAGGGCACAAAAAAGCCCTCGCGGGGAGGGCTGGGGATTACATGTGAGGGAATATCCAGCTTAATTTTCTCCAGCATAGCAGGAATGTAACAATGGATATTAGAATGTAATATAACCCTATGAGTAAAAAAGTTAAATCTGATATCAGCGAGTTGTCATTAGGGAGGAACATTGAAATCAGTGTGAAGAGGCATGCAATAATTAGCGTTATTCCAGTATTCAAAAGACCGTGAATAAGCTCTTTAAAGGCGTTGTTCTTTTTTAGCGCGTCAATTATCCCATCTTGGGATGATGAGCTGCTTAAGATGGATATTGCAGCTAAGACAAAACCAAATAATATTCCTGAAATGGTAGATACAACTCCAGCAATAGATACTATGGCGCTATGATCCATAGTTATTGTGAAATTTTTACTAGAGATCACTAAAAGCGCCACAACAATTGATTTAATTAAAAAAATCTTTGTTTGGCTCATTTTATTACTTATTCCGAGAACGAGGTTTTAACTTCATATTGAACTAGGTACTTTTTATTTTCAAGCCTAGATTGAATCAATATATTTTTAACATCAAGATCATCAGGATATCCATCGGATTGAAGCCTAACATTCTTGGTATGAATCAACACCTGATCTACTAGGCTGGTTTTCCGATTTTGTCCTTTTCTAATAACGTCGGCTTTTTTTATGTTTGGAGCTTTATTGTCACCAGTAAATTTTTCCAGCAGTTCTTTTAGGCTCTTTTTTACATCCTCTGAAAGCCACTCAAAACCAGTATCTACTGATGATGACTCTCCTCTTAATATGATATCTAAATGTGATGATCCACTACCTGACATCATATCAACGACCTGCTGAGATAATTTATTTTGCATGTTATAACTAGTTTTGTTGAAGTCTCTAGGTGCTGCAATTGTCAATTCACAAGTTTTCAATATAGTTCCAGTTTCGAACAGCTCTTTAATGCTTTCTTCTTTCCATATTGCGGAAAAAGACACAGGTGAAGTAGCTCCAGACTCACAAAACAATACATAAGATAGGTCAGTAGCTTTAGGGCCTAAGTGGTTTTGTGATAATATTAGTATGTCAGTATTATAATAATATAAAAAATAAGCTCTTTCTGATAGTTGCTGGGTTGGAGATAGTGGAATTTTCTCTTCTTTCCAGTCAACATCAGCGATATATGCTAAGTGAGCGCTATTTCTAGTTATGCTCATAAATCCGTAGTAAAAACAAGCATCATTATCTTTAAGAATAGTCGTAACCTTTAGATTTCTATCACCATTATTAAAGGTCTTATACTTGCCATCTATAACACCACAGTCATTAAACAATTTTTCAAAAGCAGATGGCACGAGGGAATCGCTATTTTTCTTCGTAGCGTCACTGCTTGTATAAAATCCTATTCTTAATGACTTCATTTTTTTTGAACTAGGCTTTATTGTCATATCCATAACCATTTTTAGAAAAATTCATATTAAAAACCACACCCTAAAACGTGTCGTCACTCTGCATTGAAAACCGAAATCCAAGCAAAAGGCTCTTCTGCAAACTGTAATACTGCTCCAACTGCTAGTGCTATTATTAACATAACAATCAGCAGCTTATTTTTACTGATGAGTTCTAATAATCTTTTCATATCGAACCCTCACTAATTATCAAATGCAATCAGTAACAATAGAATGATATCCAGCACAGCTATAACAACTAGCAGTATCATTATGTTGGAGTTGGATATCAGCTCTAGCAGTTTCTTCATTTAAAACGTATCGTCAGGCCACTGAGACTTAACCACTTTGCCTATAATCTGGCAGTTACCATTAATTGGAATAAGGTCAAACCGTGGGTTTAACGGCTCCAGATAATCTTGCCCTGACTCTCTAATCAACCGCTTAAATGTGAACTCATCACCGTGTAATCTCGCTATGCAAAAATCACCAAAGTCTACATCCTGATCAGGGTCAACAAGTATCAGCATCCCTTCAGGGAAGCTAGGACGCCCACCTTGTGGCGCTGTCATTGAGTGGCCTTCAACCTCTAACCAGAATGCGCTATCACTTGCCTTCTTGGCTGTTGGTATCCATGCGTAAGCATCTTTTTCTGTATATGAATTACTGTTTTCGGTGAACGTTCCTGCTTGCACTTTAGTAAGCAATGGATACATGTATCTATCTCCATTAGATACTATCTTTTGCTCAGATACTGAGTTGAACATTCTCCTGATATCTTTAGCCAATAACGGGCTGAAATCATCTACAGAAACCTCCAAGGCTTCTGCTAGTTTAACTGCATTCTCTACGTTAATTGCATTAACGCCATTTAATAGCTGTGCAACCGCACTCTGCCCCATGCCAATAGCATCACCTAGAGACTCTTGGGATAAGCCAAGCTCTTTCTTTTTTGCCTCAAAAATGGCTTTTAGCCGCACTGCATCGGCTTTTTGTTCGTCAGTGATTGGTTTCTTTTTCATATGTTTATTTTATTACCAAATGGAATATTTACCAATCACCGCAGGTGTTGACTATTTTATCACTTGCGGTGATAATAAATAAAAAAGGAGGAAGCATGGAAAGAATCCCATTAACGGCATTTGCTACAGAGCTAGGTCAAAACAAAGCAGCGGAATTGCTTGGTGTAAGACAAAGCGCTATTAGCAAAGCAATCTTAAAAAAACGAAATATTTATGTAATTAAAAAACAAGATGGAAGCGTTGAAGCTGAAGAAGTAAAAGCATTCCCATCTGGCAAAAACGAATAGATAAATCGCTCTTTAACATCTGAATATAGATTTGCTTTCCCTAGGGTAATTCTAGGGTGTCTATATTCTTTGGAATCGCTCAGAGCCACTTCTCCGAGCAACACACTCACAGGATCGTGAGCAACGGACTAACTACGTCAAAAGGAATTTAACAAATGGACTACGCAATTTCACGCAACGTGCGAGCTATTGAGGCTCGTATTCGCAAAGGGATCATCTTAACCACACCTAAGCAAGTTGCTAAGGCTGTCGGTGTACACGAATCCCAAATAACTAGATGGCAAGCTGAGAACGGCTTTGTTGAGAAGGCAGCAAGACTGCTAGACGCAATAGGGTTCGATGCGCCAATTCAAGATGTGATTATTCAGGGAGATGAGGCTAGGGCATTAATTCAGATGCTAGAGCATGTCAGATACCCAAAAAGAAAAACCTCAAAGGCGGCAACCGATGAGGCTCAGATGGAGCTAATTTAATTTTCGTAAGCAGGAGTAATTATACATGAGAAACAAATTTAATTACAGCGCTGTGCATAAAAACGTCATGCGTGATCGGGCTAATCGCTCGGTCACTGAGCAGGGAGCTAAGGCGCTCAGGTCAGCATTGGAAGATGCAAAATTACGGCTTGAGCATCGTCAGGAAGTTACGGGAGGGAAACGGCATGAGTAATGTGTCATATGCGCTGCAAAAACGCTTTGAGCAGCCTGTTAAGTCAGGCAAGGGGTTTGCCTTCATGCACAGGAAAATTCAAGACTGTGACTTTTACAGGAAGGATTCTGAGGCTGTCCATCTCTGGCTACACTTCATTATGACTGCAAGCCATCAACCAGAGGTTGTTGATACTGATGTTGGTCAAATTGCTATTGGTCGAGGTCAGATGATGAGAAGCCGACCACAGTTAACGGAAGAAACTGGAATATCAGATAATAAAATCAGGTCTCTTTTGAGAAGTTTTACCAACAGAGGAATGATTTCAGTAGAGGTTAAAAGCAAGAAAATTAGCATCATTACAGTGCTGAAATACGACGAATATCAAGGTAAAAATTGTCCGGAAATTGTCCGAGAGTTGTCCGAAGCAAATCCAGTGATACCAACGCCCAATAGTGGTGTGTGTCCGGAAGATGTCCGAGAAACCACCTTATACAATAATATTAAAAACAATAATACATCTAAAGATGTATTTGGTGGACTTTCTGACGAAAGCCACGATGACCAACCAATCAAAATTAAATCTAAAAAATCTCAATCAGTACCCTATCAAGCAATGATTGATGCCTATCACGAAATACTTCCTGAAATGGCAAAAATACAAGTTGTTCGTGGTACCCGAAAGAACAAGCTCAGACTGTTCTGGCAAAAATGTAATTCCGAATACATGCAGCAGCATAACCGACCGTTCACATTGGATAACTGGCGCGGCTATCTTGGCTACATCGCTAAAAATTGCCGATGGATGATGGAGCAGAGACCAAACGGAAAGGGCGGCTTCTGGGCGGCTAAGAATTTAGATTATTTGATCACTGATGCTTGTTACGTGTCAGTCAAGGAGGACAGAGCTAATGATCGCAAGTAATTACCAAGTGCCACACAGCCTAGAGACCGAACAGAGCGTTATTGGATCTCTGCTGATTGACCCAAATAGCGACAATGCTCAACGTGTATTTTCCGTGTTGAAGCCAGAGGATTTCTACGGCACACACCACAAAATTATTTTTGAGCAAATGCGGTCAATGGCTAGCAAACATCAGCCGATTGATATTTTAACTGTATCTGACAGATTGAAATCAACTGGCACTGAGGGCGCTACTGGCGGATTGGGTTATCTAGCTGAAATTGCAAAGAACACACCAAGCGCAGCAAACGTGATCCACTACTCGAAGAAAATCAAAGAGTATGCCAATGAGCGTTATGCGATTGAGAAAATCAACGAAGCCACGCGATTATTGCTTGAGCCAAGCACTCTAAGCTTTGGTGAAAAAATGGAATTCGTGCAAAAGCTGGTAACTGACGCAAGCGAAAACGGTGCTACTGGTCGCAAGTCTGGTTTGAAAAACATGGCGGAGTTATTGCCTGAGTGGTTCGAAGGCGTGGAAAACATGTTTAACAATCCCGATCAGTTTGTAGGCCTCAAGACAGGAATTAAGCCACTTGATGACATGCTGGCACCTAAATTTGTTGTGCGTGGATCCCTATTCGTTATCGGCGCTCGTCCAAAGATGGGTAAAACAACCGTTCTAACTGAAATGGCGAAGAACGTTTCTGATGATGGACTGCCAGTGGCTCTGTTCAGTATGGAAATGTCCAATCAGCAATTGGTTGAACGGATGGTAAGCCAGAAGTCAGGCTTAAACTCTGACATGTTCTACGGCGGTACTGAGGATGATTTCGAATGGGCGCTACTTGGCAAGGCTATCAGTGACCTGAGCGAAAAACCTAACATTTGGGTCGATGATACGGCAGGGATGACACTTGAGCACATTCAGTCAGAGTGCCGGAAGTTGAAGCGCAAGGTTGGGAAAATTGGGTTTATCGGTGTGGATTACTTAACGCTGATGAAAGCTGGCAAAGCAGACCGTAACGATATTGCCTACGGTGAAATTACCAAAGGGCTCAAGCAACTGGCTAAAGAGCTTGATACCACGGTGGTATTACTCACACAGCTAAACCGCAAATTGGAAGATAGAACCAACAAGCGCCCTATGCCAAGTGATAGCCGTGACACTGGTCAAATCGAACAGGATTGCGATTACTGGATGGGAATATACAAAGACTCAGTTTACAACGACAAAGCCGACAAGACGCTTACAGAGCTGATTGTGAGACTTAATCGGCATGGTAAAGCTGGCACAGCATTTGTAGACCAGAAAGGTCTTTGCTTATTCGATACCGACCAAACTCACGCAATGGCTCGCGCTGACATGGCAGCTGCCAACCGTAACACACCAAATCATAAGGACTTCTAAATGTCGGATTGGTTATTTCTAATCGCCGTCACTTACATTTTGATTATGACGGCAACGAGTGAGTATGGCGCATAGTGGTCTAACTTTTTGTTATCAATTGTCGCTATGTCAATAATTTACAGCTACAAAGGATAGAGGTGTTGAGTGATGAAAGGCTTAAATTTCAAGAATCAAACAGATCGTGGTGAGCATCTGATGCAGGGAACTGAGTGGGTTAAGGTGAGTGAGAGATTACCAACTGAAGGTGAGCCGGTAATTGTTGTCTATGGTGAACATATCCAGAACATAACATATGAGATAATTTCATGCGGTGCTGACTGCGAAGAACTTAGATGGATACCACACAATAACAGCGACTATGATTCGGCTCCACTGGAAACATTCGACTACTGGATGTACATCAAAGACCTACCACTCCCACCAATGCCAGAGGGTGAATGATGAAATACATGGGAAGTAAATCAAGAATAGCAAAACATATTTATGAGCTTATTGAGCCGTCATTATCAGATTCAGATTGTTATGTTGAACCATTTGCGGGCGGTATGAACATGATATCTCATGTTTCTGAAAGATTCGACGGTCGAATAATTGCTGCTGATATTCACGAATATCTCATAGAAATGTGGAAAATGCTGTTAGCGGGCTGGGAGCCGCCGCAAAACATTTCCCGCGAAAGTTACTATCAGATTAAAGCGAATAAGGATAGCGAAAAACACTTAACTGGATGGGTTGGATTCAACTGCTCATACGCTGGAAAGTGGTTTGATGGATACGCAGGGATAACAAAAACAAAATCAGGGGTTCGGGATTATCAACTAGAAGCTAGAAATAATACTCTATCTCAAGTCGATAAATTATTAAGCGTGGATATAAAGCACAGTGACTACAGACTGTTAGAAATACCTGACGATTCCGTTGTCTACTGTGACCCTCCATACGCATCAACAAGAAAATATCGAGATGCTTTTAACTCAAACGAATTTTGGCAATGGGTTCGCGAACTTTCAAGGCGTTGCAAAGTATTTGTTAGTGAATACTCAGCACCGGATGATTTTGTGAAAATTTGGTCTAAAGAATTAACTAGTTCAATTAGCGCAAACCATCAATCAGGGACGACGACGAAATCAGTTGAGTCTGTATTTGTTCATGTTTCTCAGCTGATGGAACAGGAGAGCTTATGATGAATGAGTTAAAAAAGTGCCCTTTGTGTGGCAGTAGAGTTAAATGGTGCGGCGAGAATGAGCCAGACCCAGAAGATAATCACCTCTGTGACCACATTCAATGTACTAACGCTGATTGTGGTGCTGATTTCTCTTTTATCCACAATAACGATATTTACCCTGACAATTCTGATGACATGGACCCAGAAGAATTAATGCAAATAGACCGTGATTATTCAGCGCAGCGGTTTAACAGGAGAGCTAACTGTGAGTGATGAAACATACAAATGGATAGTAGCCACATTATCAATGATGGGTTACGTGTGGATTGTTACACAGGCGTTTTGCTGGTTCGTAAGTTTGATATTCAGCAAGTTATTTAAGCGCAAATCAAAGGAGCGAAAGCAAGCGGCAATTGATGAATTGTACGATGCGTTTGAACTGGGCGAAATCAAAGATAACCAGACTATTAAGGTTGCAACCAAAGGCGGATTAGTCGTTATGATTTATCGTCAATAGGGGGTTAAATGTCACTAAAGACATACTATCTCAGTAGTAAAAACATCAGACAGAACGCCATCGAAGCAATACAAAACCTACCAATAGATTCAGCCAAGCCCTACGAAGTCAAACTTTCCGAACCTAAACGAACCAAAGCACAAAATGACCGCATGTGGGCAACTCTTACTGATTTGTCTAAACAGGTCATGTGGCAAGGTCAACGGTACGACAAAGAGGATTGGAAGGACTTAATTACCGTACTTAACAAGCAAGTCAATGGAGGGGCTCAACGGTCGGCTGTGGGGCTAGGTGGCGGCATTGTCTATTTTGGTGAGCGTACTAGCAAAATGCGAGTAAGGCAAATAGCAGATGTTATCGAATGTGCTCACTGGTTCGGCTCACAAAATGGCGTGAAATTCACTGATGACGCAAAGAGAGAACTGGAGTGGGCACAACGCATCGGTGACAAACAGAAACTCAAGGAGCAGCAAGAGAGATGAACATCATATCAAAAATGGCAATCACCATGGCGTCATTAGCATCACAGAACGCCTTATGGGCTATTAACCGCAATAGCTATTGGTACAGCTACCCCACATCAACTAAGCGCATCACAGGTCACGCAAAGATAAACAGAGCAGCCAAGAAGCGGAGGGCGAGAAAGTGAGCGAAGAAAGAAACGGAATATACCTCAGAATCGATGGGGATCAGTATAGGCATATCTGGGCTGTTGGCGACATTCACGGATGCTTCAATCTATTAAAAAGGAACATGCATCGAGTTGATTTTGATAAAGAAAAAGATTTATTAATTTCAGTTGGTGACCTAATCGATAGGGGGGATCAAAACGTCGAATGCCTAGACCTGATTAATGAGAAGTGGTTTCGTGCGGTGCGCGGTAATCATGAGCAAATGGCTATTGATGTTGTTATGCACAAAGGCAATAGAGATTGCTGGCTAGCGAATGGGGGACTTTGGTTTTTAAGCATTGATCCTGACGAAGCAATTCGAACAGCGACAAATATCTCATACGCAGAAATGTTACCGCTAATTATCGAGGTCAATGCAGGCGGCAAAAAGACAGTCATTGCTCATGCTGATTATCCATCCGATGAATATGAATTCGGAAAGCCAGTAGATGAGCAATATGTAATTTGGAGTCGTGAACGTATTGGTGACGAGAATGTGCGTGAGATTAAAGGCGCTGACCTATTTCTATTTGGTCATACTCCAATGATTAAAGGTGCTGTTAAACGAGCGAACCAAGAGTATATCGACACTGGCGCGGTGTTTGGCTATGGGCTGACATTAAGGAAGATAAAATGATTAGAACCCGACACGTAATTCTATTCTTTTCGATTGTTACTTTAGCGATGGGGTTTATTTATGGCTAACCCAAGGCGACGGCGCTGTAAAATATGTAGAGAGTGGTTTCATCCCAAGTACGAAAATATAGAGTGGTGTAGTCCGGAACACGGAGCAGAGTTAGCAATCAAGCGACGAAGTAGGGAGAGAGAAAAACTAGAAGCCAAACTCAAGAAAGAGCAGAAGCAAAAAGAAGTAAAAGTCCGCGATAAACTCAAAGCCCGCAAGTTAGCAGTAAAGCCCCGCAGTTATTGGATTAAACAAGCACAACAAGCCGTCAACGCATATATCAGAGAAAGAGACCGTGATTTGCCATGCATATCATGCGGAACGTTTCAATCTGCTCAGTGGGATGCTGGTCATTATCGGACTACCGCTGCGGCTCCACAACTGAGGTTCGATGAACGCAACATCCATCGGCAATGCGTTGTTTGTAATCAGCACAAGTCAGGGAACTTAGTCCCGTATCGCGTTGAGCTTATTAATCGAATAGGGCAGAAAGCCGTTGAGTCTATCGAGTTCGACCATGAGCGCCACAAGTGGACTATTGATGAATGCAAAACCATCAAAGAGGTTTTTAGGAAGAAATTAAAGGAGCTTAAAGATGGCTAGTTACAAATATAAGAGCCTTAACGTTGCCGTAGCTGTCGCTAGGAGACTAACAAGGGAGTCATTAAACACCTCATATTACAGTGTTGTCCAATTGCCGATGGGAGTTTTAACGGTTCAAGCAACGAGAGATGCAAAGAAAAGAAATAAATCAATTGTTTATTCAGTAGGTTGCGATAGGTATCACACAGTATTGCCGGAGGTAAGATGAGCTACATAGGAGAGAAAGAACTAACAAAGGAACAATTCGACTGGCTTAACGGATGGCTTGAATTGTGGGGCGCTTGGGTTCATTCAGGCAATGGAGGGCGCATGATAAACATGATTTATAAATTCATGCGAACAGTAGAGCCAAATAGTACGCCATCCAGACCTATGTGCAGTGACGATGAAGGAATGTTGATTTCTCAGGTCGTAGATTCAATCATCGCCACTGATGAACAGGCTTATCAAATATTACTCAGTTATTACGCATGTGGTGCTTCCAAACTTTCAATATCATCTTACTACCATAAGGTTGCAAAACCCCGCAAAATGCAAACGAGAGGAGGAAACAGGCTAAAAAAACCATCTTTCGGAACTTGCAGGAATGAAGTCGACGAAAAGTTAAAGGCTTGCCAATGGTTATTGTATGAACCTCTGCGAAATGCAATGAATAATCGTAAACGTGTAGCGAAAATAAAGAAAATAAGCGAACTTTGCTATTGACATGTTATAGCAAATTAGCAATACTTATCAGGTAAGCTGCCTTAACTGTTCTTAGGTTGGCTTAACCAGATTCTAGAGCCTCACTTCGGTGGGGCTTTGTTGTATAAATATCTCAGTAAATCGCAATTCATCGTGACGGGAAACTATCATTAGCAGAAATGCCGATATTGCGGATGAGTAATAATAGTGCCCCTCATAACCTCTACGCAGGACGGAGAAATCTGGTTTGCGATACGTTTGGGGCTTTCTATTTTGGTTCCCTCATCAATGAGGGTAGCATAACGTAACTATTTGAAAACGTTATCGTACGTAAATTTCTTAAGTCAAATTCAAGAGGTCGCCTAGTGCGGCCTTTTTCGTATACGCCGCCACAGAATCACTACTATCACTCACTTTCACTGAGCGTCTGTGCGCGGCTATCTATTAACTAAAACACAGGTGTTATATATGCCAAGTACCGCAGCTGGTGCTATCGTCGGCGCGGCAGGCGGTGGTGCAATCGGATTAATGACAGGAAGCTTTGACTACGGTGTAATTACAGGTGCGATTATTGGCGCAACTGTTGCGGTTATAGCCTCTAAAGATAACAACAAGAAAAAGGTTCTGTTATTTATCTTATCGTTTTTAACTGGTGTTCTTATCTCTGAATCAGTAGAGCGAATAATTGTAGCTGAGACGGGTTATGAGATAGGTAAAACATTAACTGCCATTCTGGTTTCAGCGTTATTCATTTCATTGCTTCTCATTATCGCAAGTAGCGAAACACTAACTAAGGCCATTAGATGGCTACCAAGACTCATTGAGAATAATTTCTCCGTATTGATGAGCACCTTAACTGAAAAGTGGAGGGGCAAAAAATGAGTTATCAGGAGATTATCAACTATACGAATGTCGTCGTGTTAATTCTCATGGCCATTCGTGTGTTTCTATGTAATTACGCTCGCCACAGAGATTCATTTATCGGCATGGTTCTTATCTGGCTTTGTATATGGCAAAGCTACCAATTAATAAAGCCTAATGATTTCGATACGAGCTTATCTAACTTACTCGGTGATGTGTTCATCTGCGTTTTGGTTTTTGCAGCTAAAGGAAACATCATGCAGGTATTTAAAAAGGTGAAGAATGAGCGAACCTAAATGGCTAATTGAAGCTAGAAAAGAAATTGGCGTGTCTGAGCATACCACTGAAGGTTCGAAAGCAGTCGACCAAATGTGGGTTGATAGTAAGCTTCGTGGCTTAGTCGGTACTGCGCGAAAAATTCCTTGGTGTGCTGGCTTCGTCAATGCCATGTTAGAGCGCGCTGGTATTCGCTCAACTCGCTCTGACTCATCTCGTTCATACCTGAATTACGGTGTGAAATTATCCGAACCTAAATATGGGTGCGTTGTAACTTTCTCTCGTGATGGTGGCGGGCATGTCGGTTTCGTTGTTGGCAAGACAGAATCAGGCGCATTACTGGTATTGGGCGGTAATCAATCCGACGCTGTTAACATCAAAGCGTTTAAGACGGATCGTGTAACTGGTTACTACTATCCAGAAGGCGTGGAAATCGATACCCGACCGCTGCCAATTGGTGATGCTGCGCTGTCAGTGAAAGAGTCGTGATATGAATGAGATAGCAAAAGAGTTATTTAAAATAGCAATAAAGTATTTAATTGCTTTCATTCCGATATTTGTAGCTCTCTTTTTCATTTACCAAAACTCAAAGCTAGAACGTGAAATTAAGTCGCTAAATAGCGAATTATCAGCAAGCCAGCTACTAAACAAAGCAACCCAATCAGCTATCACTCTTCACTATCAAGTATCACTAGATAACATCAAAGCAAAGCAATTAGAGGACTCAGAGCATGTCAAAGTTAAGACTGTTATCAAAACAGTGCTCAAAGACAATGAGTGCGCTAATACTGATTTCTCTGATGATCTTACTAACGAGTTGCGGAAGTACGAAAGAGATTTACGTGCCCGTGCAGCCAGTACCGATACCGGCTCACTTAACCGCTGATTGTGAGCTACCCGTTATACCGGAAAGCATGAAGTGGGGCGACTTTCCTATATTGCTAACGGATGCGATGAACTCAATAGCCAAGTGCAACTTGGACAAGAAAGCAATACGGGAAATTGAAGCTCTGAGGATGAGTAATGAAGAAGCTAAATAATAACAAATATACTTTTTCATCAGATCATCAACTGATGGACAAAAAGAGAGTATTGAGAGGCGATTTAATTAAATCCATAAATCGCTCAATTAGTACGTATAAATTTTTAGAAAATGAAGGCAATAAGAACGGTCGTTAGCTTAGTGGCGTTATTGGGTCGGTTTTTGATTTTGCAGCAAATAAGATCATATCCTTTATTTTATCAGCTATAGGTTCGTATTCTCCAGTTTCCACCAGTTCCTTTAAGTGTTCATTCACGACAAAATTCGCGTAGCAAAAACCTTTCTTTGTTGGTATGGAGATGGATACTTCAAAATCGTTTGATACAAAAAAGCTAATAATTCTAGCTATATCAGGCAGTATTAGCCTGATAGGGTTACAGCCTACAACAGGTTGAAAGCAAGCACTGTCATTATCAAGGCGAATTAATACTCCACTGATGTCAGGCCTAAGATTGTCTGGAATATCAAGAACCATCCACCCGCAAAGCCAGTGGCGACATAAGTTAGGCCTCTCATTATATATGGAGCAACCCCTTTCATTGCTTAAGTTTTGACAAGATGTGTCAGCTAGCTTTTTTAACTCAGGTATTTCTATTCTTAATGACGTGCAACACACAGAGCATTCACCACACTCTCTGTCTTTTGAAATTGGAATTTCCATCGGCAT